AATGCTATTAAATGTAGCAACAGAAGCAGATACTTTAGCAACATTAATTGTTGTGTCTTCTAAACTTACAGCAATAGTTGGATTGCCCTCAGTACCATCTGCATTACCTATTGTTATTCCTGAACCTGCAGTAAGTGTTCTACCGTATACACTACCACCACTTACTGCAACAAGACCTGTTGCACCAGTAAGATCAGCTACATTGTTTAGTGTAGATGCATTAGCAGTAAGAGTTACACCATTAAGCTGAAATGTTCCATCAATGTTAACACTAGAATTACTAAGCTGTAGTCCTGAGTTTGTGCCTGATCCATCTTGAACAGTTTGTACTGTTCCAGTAAGTCCAGTATTATTACTTCCTACTTGGAGAAGTTGCTTATAACTATTTGCAATTTTTGAACCAGTAAGTGTTGCCATTATATCATATTCCAATCAGTGTCATAATTTTCCCAAGTATTAGTAGCATCATTCCATATTATATTACGATCATTATTCAATGGTGGACGAGGATTACGAATACTCTCATCATCTCGTACATTAGCAGTTCTATTCTGTGGATGGTTCTTTAGATCATATGCTCCTTCATAATCTGTAGGGCATACAAGCATACCATAACTATTCATCTTCAATACCCTATGAGGATACTGAAAGCCACAAGTGTCACATATTGCTAATGCTCGCTTGTTGCTTGCCATAATTATACTTTATTTAAACGTGGTAGAAAATAGGCACTTGCTCTTTCTCTGTCTTCATCCATTGCCCTTGAAAGTCTTTCTTCGTATTCCATCTTTAAAAATTGAATACGTGAACCATCTACTCCGGGTCGTTTCATTGACATAAAATATGATAGACCTGCTGTAAGACAGGGGAGAAAACGTCTCGATACATCAGCAATTTGTACAGCAGATTTATTAACATCTTGTATATACTTTATCTGTTCTAGTTTAAGAGTATCTGTTGTATTTTCTGGTACAGGCCAGAGGTAAAGAGTAGGGTTAGCGCGATCACGGCGAATAGCATACTGTGTAGGTCTTCCCTTTTGACTCTTGCGAGGTATCTTGAGATACTCTTCCATACTAATTCTTTCAAGTTGTAAATCAGTATTATCTCTATTTAATACTGCCTCTGTAATATCTACTGTACTAGAGGTAAGAGCATAAGCTGTAACGCTAGTAGAAACTGAAACTACTGTAGTACCTGCAGTCCATAAAAGAATGCCTCTGTTCTGCCAATCTTGTAAGAGAAGATTAATTGAACGACGAGCAGACTTAGGTTCATGTCCTAGTGTCTGCTCACCACCAATCATTTCCATTGCTTCTTGAATAACTTCATCAATATCCATTGAGAAGTTATATGTGCCACTGGTACTCATTCGAGTTATCCCTAGTCGTTATACTCTACAATCTTACCCGGTTCATAATCTACAACAACATCCTGTTCTGCACCTTTAACCTGTGGACCTTTACGTGCAGCACCAAAACCCTGACCTGTAGGTTTACCAGTCATTTTTAAAACGTCTTCTTGTGTACGAGGATTTTTAATCCAATTATACGTATATTCTTTTACTGCCATTTTTAACTCTCCTCTTAACCTTACGTTTAGTTTTTCTTTTTTTACTAGGTACTTTAGTAATTTACTAGGTACTTTAGTAATTTGTTGTGGTATACTTGACCTACCTATAGCCATTATTTTTTACCTTTTACTTTATACATAGCTTTTGACATTTTGTCACCCGCTTTATTTTTAGCAGAATTAGACAAGTCTTTAAAGTGCATTACCTTCTTTGATGTTTTAGTATGTGTCTTGCCACTATGTATTGACCCATCTGGCATTTTATGAACTTGACCATAATAGGGTGTACCATCTTTAGTAAAATGTGTCATACCTTTAGCCATCTAACACTTCCATCTTTTGCGCGCTTGACGTAGTCTTGAGTTAGGATTTTTAGCAGCTTTGGGAAACTTCTTCATCTGACCTGCGCTACGTGCACAGTAACTCTTTCTACGTGCCGCTCGTTTACCTGTAGGACTAGATTCAGTCACAGCAGTTTTTAACTTACTACCGGGATTTTCTCTGCGAGATACTTAGCTACTCCTTTTGCAGTCATACCTGCACCTTGTTTGGTAGGACGCTTCTGCCCACCGCCAATAGTATGACCCTTCATTCCCTTACCAGTAGACTTACGTTTCTTTTTTACAGCCATTACTTTTTCCTGCGTGTTTTAGTACCAGTTTTTAAAGTACGAACCATAGTAGGTTTACCACCTACACCTTGTTTAACTGATCGCTTACGTTTTACTGCAGACGCTTTCTGTCCTGCTGTCATACTCTTTGCTTTTGCAAGCGGCACACATTTAGGATACTTACGCTTTGTACTTTTGGTTGACTTTCTTCCACAGGGTTGGTACTTACCATTCTTCTTTGGTGCACCAATGTCAACCCACTTCTCGTCTACCCATTTACGTAAACCACCACCTGCTTTCTTCTTTACAACTTTTTTCTTTTTCTTACCACCCGGCTTTACCTTGCCACTACAAACAGCAGATGCATACATATTTGCATAAGCTGATGGATATACATCAAACTTACGTTTTGCTGCAGCTTTACCCTTTGGACATAGTTTAGCCACGTTTTCTTTTTCCCTTGTTCTTTTTTGACTGACTTAGTGCAATAGCTACCGCTTGCTTTTGAGGATACTTTTCCTTTTTCAATATACAGTCTATTCTGACAACCGCCCTTGCTCTTTTTACCTTTACTCTTAGATGACTTGGATGTTTTACCCATAGCCATTTCCTGTTGTTGAGTGATAGCACCACCCTGTTTGTATTTCATAACTTTACCACCACCCATCATTTTCTTTTTACCATACATTGTAGTTTTCCTTTCTTGCTTTAATTAAAAGCCTCTTAGTGCTGCACCTGTGCCACGACCAGAAAATCCTTTTTTAGACGCAGGTTTTTTCTTAACTACTTTTTTAGTCTTAGTTAATTTTTTTATCTGTCCACCTTTTTTAGCTGCTTCCATATCTTCTGTCTTTGCCGATTCATACTGTTTGTACTTACCACCTTCATCTTTAAATTTAGAAGATTTTTTTCCAGAAGTTACTCCTGCTGGTGTATCAAATAAATCTGTATCTCTTCCTGAATCTTTAGCTTTAGGTTTAGGTTTAGGTTTACGTTTAGATTCTACATAACCTGTAGCAGGTGTTTGTCCTGAACCAACTACCTTTCTTTTCTTTTTGTCCTTCTTAGTTAAAGAAGCTAAACCACCTAGACTAGCGGCTGTAGTTGTAAGTGCTGCTACTCCTTAAACCACCTAGACTAGCGGCTGTAGTTGTAAGTGCTGCTACTCCTTTACCTGCATTAGACATTTTTGGTCTAGATGCTGGTGTTGGTTTAGATGGTGGTGTTGGTTTAGATTTTTCAGCCTGTTTTGCTTGTTTCTCTTGTTTCTTTTGTTTTTTATTTAACTGTTTAAGCTTTTCTGCTTCTTGTTTCCGTGTTGAGTTTGTACGCGCACCCCTAGCTGCTTTTTCTTGTTTTTCTGCACGGCTTAAAGTTTCATAAGGTTTTTCACCTTTAGGTTGTTTATCTAATTTTTGTGCACGATTTAAATTTTTTAAATTTTTTCTTTCAGTACCTTGTCGTGCTAACTTCTCTACTTGATTTTGAGTAGCTTTAGGAATTTTATCTCCTGCTTTTTTTACTGCTTCTTTACTAGCATTCTTAGCTAGTCCACTTCGTGTGAGTGCACGTGCAACAGTAGGAGCAACCATGCGAACAATATTTGCTCCTGCAATTATAATTGGAATGAAAGCTGGCATTTTAAAAATCCTTTTTTATTAGTTAGTATTAGGTACTAAATTGTTGTCTGCACCTGCAGGACTTGCAGGAGTTTGCATATCGTCGCGTCTTGTCCTACGTGCCTGATTACGTTGAAGTTCAAGAACTTGTGCATATCTTTGCTCATAAAGTTGTGCACCGGGAAAGTCTTTCTGAAACAACATTGCTTCTACCATTGAGGCATTGAACAATAAGTCATAAGAGTAGTCAGTACGTAGAAGCAGGTGTAGGTGCAATTAAAACTGTACTATTATTACGTGGAGAATAATATCGTGGTTCTGCAGTAGAAGCTGATACAGGCCAGTAATCATTGATATATTCATCAGTTCTTTGAAGAAGATTAATTTTTGTAGAATCACTTACAATATTAATATTCTTTACAATACGTGTTCCTGTAGGAAGAGTAAGAATATTATTACCTAGACTTACAGCAACAGAAGTATACGTTACCAAACCATAGTCATCTAGGTCTTTGGTAAGTCTTTCTTCTGCACGATTGACCATGTTAGGTACATAGTCTAAAAACTCTGTACCATCATTCTCACATGCATTAATAATATCGTTTACAAGATACGTATAATTAGCCATAGAATACTGCTACCGTAGAAGCGGAAGTAGGAGCAGAAACTTTTATTGGACCATTCATACGAATGCCAAACTCAGGAACATACACTTCATTTACATCATTGTTTGTTGTATTTACAAACTTAATATTGTTGCCCTTGAGTGTTCCGTGTTCATCTGTAGATGTACCTGTAATTAAAAAAGTACCTACACCTGAAGCATTAAGAGAACGAACACGTGTATCAGCAACTGTAACGCTTGAAGCAACATCCACAACTGCACCACTGCCTGTTACAAAACCCTGTCGAATGTTGGTTGGCATTTTACTTTCCTTTTAGCTATGTAATAAAACTAGGTTTATTATACTTCATAAAACCTAAATACAAAAGAAAGAAGGGTAGGGAAAATAATTTAGTTTTATTATTCCCTACCCTTTACTTTTTAATGTATTACGGAACTATTAGGAAGAACCTGAAGCACCGTAAAAACCACGCCAATCGGACCAGCCAAAGCTGTAACGCTCACGTGCTTTAAACCGAAGATTACCTGTATCAAAATCAGGTTCCATCTTAGTTTGAAGTGGTGCGCGAACAAACATCTTTGTACCGTTTGGTGCGTCTGTTTTTAAGAACCAAGCATTCGTATCAGTGAAACGATGGTTTACAAAGAAACCACCGGGAACTAGACCCTGATTACGAATAGCATTGATATCATTAACATTAGTAACACCATCTGTACCCTGTGTTGTAACAGTAGTAGATAGTGCACTATTTAGAATTTGATCTGCAGTAAATGCAAGATCAGGTGGAATGTGAAGAGACTCTGCACGAATACCGATTAGAATACCACGATCATCCTGTGCTTTGGAGATAGTGATAAGAGCAGATTCGAGAGATGCTTCTGAAAGATCGGTAGCATCAAGATCATTATCTTGAACACCACCATCAATAACTGGATGGCTGTCACTGAATAGTGGTTGACCATCACCACCAAGATAGGAACCACTAAAGCCGTTATTGAAAACGTCTGCAGCTTTTACCTGCTTGGTATTTGCCATTGCACGGGCAAGGCCACGTGCACGTAGTTTAGCAAATGTGTCATAGAGGTTATCTTCCATAGCCTCTTCTGTAACTGAGAAGGCAAGACTGATCGTATCATGTGTATACCGAGCAGTGTAGCTTTCTTGTGCGTCATCATACTGGACAGCAGCACCTTCATTTTTAACAGGTGCAGTACCAAATCCAGTAAATAGAACTTCTTCTTCAAATGCACGATCTGAATTTTCAACATCGAATAGAGGTGCATGTTCATTATCAACATCCCCATACTCAAGGCCGAAAACGGCATTTAGACCGGGAAGAAGTTCTTTAGCAATACTAGCGCGATTAATAGCCATTATTAATTACTCCTTTCCCTCGCTTAGTTTACTGAAGCATCAGCAGAGATATATGCATCCACATGCTTCAAGATACGAACTTCCAACTTAGGGAAGGCACGCTCTGTAGCAACAGCAATATCATTACCGGGTGTTTCAAGAACTGCAATAGCACGAAGCATTGCATTTCCAGTTGTACGTGTACCAGCTTCAAGACCAAAACCGGACTTGCCAGTAAAGGTAGAACCTGCACCTAGTGTAACATTAAAGTTTTGTGAATTAATATCTCCAGCAGAAACTGTAGCATCTGCTTGAACAATGAATGTTGCTTGTGGATTATCAACAACAGCAGCATATGCTTCTGTTACTGAAGTATTAGCGGGCCAGTAAGTTGACCAATTTGGTTCACCATTAGCAACATAACGGCAACCCATGAAAACACCCATAGCTTTCTGAGTTGTAGTAGTTAGAACTTCAATATTCCCAGCATTGTTAACGACGATATCACCAGTAAAAATGTTAGTGTTATAGGCACTCGCAATCGGATAGTCATTTGTGGCTTTGCTATTAGGTGCACCACCACGAATGCGGGAAGGAGTAAGTCCATTTAGTGTCTTAGTAGTAGTCATAACACTATGTTCCTTTCCTTGTTAAATACATTGACAAACAGGAAAACAAACTAATCTTGAAAAGATGCTCGCCGTCCTGTTGTAACCTTTGATCGACTAGAGTTAGAGATAGGCATACGAGAATCAGAGTTGTTCATTAGCTGCATGTTAACAGCTTGTACTGCCTCTCTACTCTTGTTTTCATAATATTCTTGACGAGATTCAGCTAGGTCAGTAGGCATTTTGCCTAAAGCCAAGTCTCCACGACAGACCGCTCCTGCATATCGTCCTTCTTCCCTCACGACGGAAGATACAAGCATTTCAGGAACTTCTTCCTGATTGACTAATTCCCAACCTTCAGCTAAACGCTTGCCAATGTTTTGAATGTCGTCTTGTCCCTTCAAAGTAATTCGTAACCAGCGAAGAGACATTCCTTCACCTTTAAAACGGTTGCGAACTGTATCAGGAATATCTAACCAATTTGGTTCTTCAAAAACTCTACGAGTTTTATTTTCCCTCATGCTTGATTCACGTGATGTTGTATTTCGTGCCATTGTATTTTCCTTCCTTATCCACGCTTAACTATAAACACTGGTGTATTCGCCATCGGCTTGTTCAACCTTTAGCTTTTCAGCAGCATACTTTTCAAGTGGTATACCCCATTTATTTGCCAACCTTACATCCTCTTGAGTAAGTTTGACTTTATTATTACTCTGAGAAGTTTTTGGTGTGCGTGACGCACCCGCTACCACTTGAGCAGAACTTGTAGCCGTGTCCTGCAAACGAGGTGTTTCAGGTTCAGAGTTAACATCCTGAAACTTATGAGGATAACGCTGACGCAAACGATTGTCAACCTCCTCATAAAAATCATCATCTGAAGGATCATAACCCTCACCCTTCAGTTCTTGATCAACAGTAAGAGCAGCAGCAGTCATAATTTGATCCTGACCAAACCATGAATTTTTAGTTGCCCAATCTACTGCCTTTGGATCATACTCTTGAGTCTGCTGTTGCTGTTGTGCAATTTGTGTTGCTTGTTGCCCACTTGACTCTAAAGCACGATTATATTCTTCCCAAGCTACCTTCTGCTGTTCAACACGATTTTTTTCTGCATAGGCTTTACTCATGCTCTCTTGTGCTGTTAACATTCCGTCAGTATCACCTGACTCAACGGCTTGCTTGTATAACTGTTTAGCTGACTCAAGATTTGATTCTAATTGACTTTCAGTACTATCAATAGTATTCTTTAAACTTGAAGAAAGCTGTGTATCTCTTTCTTGTACTTGGCTACGTAGTCCTTGAATCTCACTACGTAGCTGTTGCAATTCTTCGTCACGTTCTTTACGTTGACGAATTAACTGTTTAATTCTTTTCTCTGCACCCTTGGTTTGAATACCTTCTAGTTCTTCAGGTCTTTCTTCGTTTTGTTCTTCTGCCTGTTCAACTACTGGTGCTAGTTCTTTTGGTTGTTCTTCTTTTACTTCTGGTTGTTCTTCAACTTCAAACTCAACTTTAGAACTTTCATCCTCATTTGAATTTACTTCAACCGTTGACCATTCTTCACTCATTATTTTTCCTTTCTTACCCGTTAGCAGCGAATCTAACGAATTGGTTTTAATTTACCCGCTGTATTAGTATAGTACAATAAGTTATTATAATATACAAATTTAATTTGAAAGATGATATGTAGGATCAAGTAGACTTGGTTTTTCAACTTTCATAATTACTTGATCATCAAAGATAAGAAGTAGTTTCATACCTTTATATATAAACTTCTGTCCTGAATACTTTGCGTAACAAACGTAGTCACCTACATCACACCATGCTCCATTAGGAAACTTGTCTTTGTCATTATAAGCTAAGTCACCTTTCTTTAAAACTTTAGCAACGGTAGTTAGGTAAGCTACATCATCCTTTACTTTATCAGGTAGAATAATACCACCCTTTGTCTTTTGTTTTACTGCAACTGGTAGAACCAGCAAATGATAACCGGGAAGACTTTATCCATACGTACTGCTTGCATTTAGTTGTTATCCTCCTCTTCATAGATACGTTGTTTTACAATGTGCTTGAGACATTCAGTTGCCCATTCCACACCTTCGATCACACCTACTGCGTGTCGATATTCATCGTAACTTGAAGCGTTGCCATATGCAAGAGAATTTTTTAAGTCTAGTATTTTTTCTTCGTACTTTAAATTTAACTCATCCCAAAAGTTCAAAACCTCTTATCCTTTACGTGTCTGTCCAATAAAGTTAGTAAGCATGTCTGCTGCCTTTAGTGCCTTATCTTTATCAATGCTTGCTTCTGTCTTGGCAAGATCAATAAGAGCATCCAAAGCTGCAATTGCTTTCTTTGCATTTCGATCCATTTCTTTTTCTTCTTTTGCACTGGAAAGACTAGCACCTTCTTTGAACATATTTAACTGTATTTCCATTTCTTTAAGATCAAGTTCACGATTCTTATTAGCAGCAGTAGCAGCTTCTTTTGCCATTTGTGTTTGAACTTTCTGTTGTTCAACACCCAGACGCTGTTGTTCAATCTGAACCATTTGTGCTTCAGGTGTAGCTGCCATTTGCATCTGTGCTGCAGCTTGATTTGCCTGTGCTACTTGTTGTGCGGCAGCAGCAATAACCTGTTCCATAAGTCGTGGGTCTTGTACGTCCACACCTGCCGCTGCAGCTTCTGGTCCATACTGTCCAATCATTTCTTTTGATACACCACTAATTTGTTCCTGATACTTCATTACCATATGTTCCTGAATGTTTGCCTGTAGCACAGGAACAATACGTTGCATCATAGGATTAGCACCGTTCATTGGGTCTTGTATGAACATTGTCTTTACTTGAATATGTGCATCGTGGTTCTGACCAACGAACGCCTGAATAGGCATACCCTTAACTGCAGCTTGAATATCACTGACAGGATCAAGAGGCATTGGTGAAGGTTTTTCAGGCATGATCTTATCCAGATTAGGAATGTTTGCTGCCTGAAGAATTGTCTTATTAAGTTCTTCTACATTGAACATACCGGGAGGTGCTGACTGAGACAACTGTAGTGCAAGCTGTGCCATCATCATACGGTGTGCAGAAGAAGGAATATTAGGATCAGATACAGGAATAATATCAATCCTACCATCAAAGTCATTACGATAGATATTAATTGTACCATTAGGAATATCTACCATAGACTCATCAGGTAGATATTCAAAGTTAATACGACTTAATAATTTAAACTCATCGTGCTGAGACTTATGTAATCGTTTATGAATTGCACTAAAGAATTTGCTACTTGCTTCCAACAGTGCCATTGTTGTACCAACAGGACCGTAGCTTGCTGCATCTGAAATAACCTGTTCGGTTGTGTCGGCAAACTTCTGTGCAGTAGCAGTAACAAAATTAAGCATCTGAAACAAAGTTTGTGAAGGTTCTTTGTATGGTAGATTAATGATCATCTTAGACAGATCATTACCTGTAGCTTCAACTTCTCTAAATTCACCGGGAGCAATAGGATCATTATCACCTACAATACGTAAACCCTTTGCTTTAAAGCCACCGGGTAGATTTGCAAACTGACCTGCATCAACCAAGCTACGCATTGCTGCAGTTGCAGTCATTGTAAGATTACCAAGGAAGTGAATTAAACCTAAACCATAGAAACCAAAACCGGGAACAAAACGATAATGAGTAAAGAAGATTTTCTTTTCTCTGCGTCGATCATCCTTGTTATAGTTTCTACGAATAGATAAAACCTGTCGGCTTTGTTCTTCAACAGTAACAATGTAAGGAAGAGACAAACCATCATCGTCTTCAAACTTACCGGGAAGATCAAGATAACAGTGTTGCTCAAGCAGAACGTACTGTGGATCGTGACTACCAGAAGGAGACAATCCCATGATTGTATCCATCTTCTGGCTGATAGGAGCAAACTCTGGTGTGCTTGCTTCAGGTAGGTCTACCTCTGCATACATTCCTGCTGCCATGTCACGCTGCATTTCTACTGGTGAGCGATAGATAACATGCGTGTAGCGATCTGCTCTGCGTAGATCGGTAGCATAGTAGGACACATAGAACTGATCAATAGGTACAAACTCTGATACAGGTCGGTTTAAACTGCTGTCAAAGTAAATCTTTTTAAATGCTGATCCAATAAGTGGCAGGTGAAAGAGCATACGCTCAAACTCGTCAAAGTACTCAGGCATTTGTTCAGTGATCTGGTAGTTCATAAAGTCTCTGACTCTATGACTTTGTTTTTCTTTTTCTTCTGATACTTCACCAATGATCTGAGACTTTACTGGTCCACTCGCAGGAAATAATTCTTGTGTTGCCTTTGACTGAAACTTAACTGCTGACTCAATAAGGATTGGATGAACTGCAGTACATGCACCTTCAAATGGTTCTGATGCTTCTTCCAGCTTTAGACCTAATAGATCAAAGCCACGTTCAAACATACTTTCCCATTCTGCTCTACTGTCTTTGTCTGCAGTAAAGTTATCATGTACTTGAATAGCAATATCTTCAAGAGCGTCTTCATCCAAATCATCTACTAAGTTTCTAAAAAACTCTTCGTCTTCCTCTTTGATCTGTTCGTCAGACAAGCCTTCATCTAAATTACTTTTAAACTCTACTACAATACCACCATCACTAGGATCATATTCCATACTTGCTTCAGTACCTTCTGTTTCAGTTTCAATCTCTACGACTGAAAGTTCTACTGAAGGAATAGGATCAAACGGATTGCGTTCAGTTGCCATGTT